TGTCTGCGAAGACCCACGGTAAGTTGGTGCTTGGAGAGTTTGGGTTCGAAGAACAAGAGAACCCGGCTTGTGTTGTCGTGTGGAACCGTGAAAGCCCCAACCTGCCTCGGCCGGAGGAGTACCCTACGTTCGATGCGACCGTGCAAGATTGTTCAAACGGTAACCTAGACAGCAAAGGCCCTACTGTTTCTCTTCGCAACTTCATGAAACCTGAAACCTACAGAACTGTTAATTTGAAGACAGCTATTCGATACGGCTACGGTAAAAACGAAGAGGCGGCATATGTGGGTTTCGGTTTGGATAATCACAGGATTGTCTATTCGAGAGAGCCTTTGTTTGGTCGCTACCGTATACATGGCCCCGATTTTAAGAAGATGGCAGAATGGTTGAACAGCGCCGAAGGTGTAAAGTTGCTTAAGCTTATCAGCAACAACACAAACGCAGGTACCCTCAACGTCCTCACTTCTGACAACAACCATCCTTCCTTCAACATCAACCGCATCATCGGAAGGGTGAAGTGAGCAAGGCTCGGGACGCCCACTATCGCGACCCTGCCCGGGGTGCGGTGCACACACCTATGGAGATGGCGCGAGAGATAGTCGCGCTGTTTCCTCTCTCGTTGATGCAGGTGGAGACCTCGTTCTACGACCCAGCCTGTGGCAACGGCAACTTGCTCGTGGCGGTGGCCGAGAGGAAGCTGGCTCTGGGATACAGCCCCGGTGTCATCGCGAAGTCTCTTCATGGCAACGACATCCATGCTCCGGCTGTCGACGAATGCAAGCAGCGGCTGCGGGACCTGCTAGGCGAAGTCGTGGAAGAGAATTTCACGGTGGGAGATTGGCTAGAGCAATGATCACTCGCTGGACCATCCTCGACAAATACCCCTTCGAGCTTCTGCCCGGAGAACCCCGCATCATGCCCGGGGGAGATCTGTCATACTACCAGTACATCAACAAACGCTGGGCCGAGACGGGAAAGAATGTGCTTTGTGTAAGCCATCTCTTGGAAGACTTCCCAGAACAACTCACCTATATGGATCCGTTCGGAGGCTGCGGCGTTTTTGCTTCGGCAATCATCAACGAGAAGAAGCCGTCTAGATACTACGTCGCTGATCTAGACGAGGAGTGCGTTGCTCAGTTGCATCACGCCTTGGACAGATACCCTTGTGCTCGCGTGGCCCGGGCCGATGCTAGAGAAAGCATAGATGCGATTCCCGCCGACGTATTTGTGCTCGAGTTCCCCTTCTTCACTCTAGGCAGGTACGAGCGTGGGGAGTGGCGCGACGAGCTTGAGCGAGTTCTGAAGTTGAAACCCAAGGCTTTGCTTCTTACAGACGGGGCCTCGTTTTTCTGGCAGAAGAACTACCTCGCCTTCCAAAAGAAAGGCTACCCAGTCACCAAGGACAAGGCCAGCTACGTGAAGGTGTTCTCCGATATTCTTCACTCTCGCTACGGATACTCGATATCCAAGGTGGGTTGGCACGGCTTCTGCTTTTACTTTCTGCTTGAGCCGGGCCGCCACGACTTCACCATGAAGTACTTCGCTCCCGGAACCGGACATAAAGGGTTGAAACCTGCATCATGATCACACGCTGGACTATCCTCAACAAGCACCCCTTTGAGCTTCTGCCGGGCACCCCTCGGGAGATGCCGGATGGGGATCTGTCGTACTACCAGTACATCAACAAGCGGTGGAAAGAGACCGGCAAGAACGCCATGTGCGTAGCTTGGCTGGCCCAAGATCTTCCCCCGGGTCTGGTGGTAGACGAACCCTTCGGCGGGTGTGGTGTGTTCTCCGTGGTGATCCAGCATGTGCTGGCTCCCCGGTTGCACCGCATCGGCGAGCTGGATGAGGAGTGCGTCACCCAGCTCAAGCACGCTCTGCGTGACTATCCCACCGCCCGGGTATCCCAGCAGGACGCTCATGCCGTGCTCGGTACTCAGCCCGCCGACGTCTACGTCTGCGACTTCCCCTTCTTCACCCTGCTCAAGCATGTGAACGAAGGTCTCTGGGTTGAAGAGATGGCTCGCATGACGGCACAGAAACCCCGGGCGATCATCTTCGCTGACGGGTTCAGCTCACGCTACCACATGAGCTGGAAGGCTCTGGCCCGCCGGGGATACCCGGTGACGGCAGATCGCCAGTCCTACGCATTCGCTATGGATGAGGTGATGAAGGAGCGTTACGGCTACCACGTGACCGGGTGCGCCTCCCACAACACATGCTTCTACATACGCCTCGAACCCGAGCCGCATCCTATCGCCTTCCTTCACCTTGGGGCCGACACAGGCCACAACGGTCTCAAGCCGGAGAACTACTGATGATCGACTACCGCACTCCCGAGAACCGGGCCGTCCTGTTCGAGAAGCTCTACACCCTGAACCTCGAATACGGGGTGATGCCCGGCTGCGTCTACCTCTACTTCCCGGCATTGAAGGCTCACCTCGGCTGGGACGATGAAACCGCGCTCTGGTTCGCGTTCCTCAATGGCATGACGCAGAACCCGCTGACCTCGCTGCGGCTCTTCGAGCAGCTGCCGGCACCGCCCGACGTGGTGGAGATCAGCAAGTTCAACGTCTGGTTCGACGACAACTGGGCCTCGCTCCAGTTCGACACCGATCGTCGCTACGGCAAGAAGGAGACTTGCAAGGCGATCGTCAGCTACACCCGGGCGATGGCTGACTACGAGAACAGCCAGACCAAGATGTTCGCTGCGCAGAAAGACTACCACATGCTCTGGTGTCACGTGGAGAACAGGTTCCACTCGTTCGGGCGGCTGACCACGTTCAGCTACCTCGAGTACCTGCGCATCTTCGGGCATGGCAAGGACTGCACCGATATGATGTTCCACGACCGGGGTGGCAGCAAGAGCCACCGCAACGGTATGCTCTTCTTGCAAGGGCTGGATCATCTGGTGGACGACAAGCGCGCCAAGAATGACTTCGACGGCAACTACGGCGGCCCGGTGCAGTTCATGAAGATGTGCGGCTGGCTGGAGGAGAAGGCCAGCGAGTGGATGTCTAACTACAAGACCATCACCCAGAACCGGCACCCCCATGCCGGGTTCTTCACGATGGAGAGCAACCTCTGCCAATTCAAGAACGGCTTCTTCGGCCGCCGCTACCCGGGTGTCTACGCCGACATGGGCTGGGAGCGTCTGAAGTGGTACAAGAAGAACATCGGAGAAGACAAGAACTACAAGCTCATCATGGAGATCCGTGAGGCGCTGCCGGACTGGCTGCGAATGGAGAAGAACGCAGACCGCTTTACTTTGCCCGAGCGTGCGGCTATATTTCCTCGGACCGGCGTACCCTATCGCGCCGAACACTTTCTATAGCGAGACGACATGACGCATCTCATCGTCAACCTTCGAGGAACGAGCGGGTCTGGCAAGACCACAGTCGCTCGTACCTTTATGGATCGCTATCCTCACGAAACCCTTACCCGGGCGGGCAAGGCTGTCGGCGTGAGGGTGGATGTGACGGAGTTTCGTGCGCCGTTGTTTCTGATCGGGACCTACAACAACGTGTGTGGTGGTCTGGATACCGTGCCTACGCAGCTGGAGGGTGCCCAGCGCGCCATCCTCGCCTACAAGTACGGTCACGTGCTGTGTGAGGGATTGCTCGTGAGCGGGGTGGGACCCGGGGGCACCATGCCTCGTGAGATCATCCAAGCAGCGGGTGAGAACGCGGTCTTCGCGTTCCTCGACACCCCGCTGGAGGTGTGCATCGCTCGCGTCAAGACCCGACGTGAAGCGCGCGGCAACACCAAGCCGTTCAACCCGGCCAACACCGAGAGCAAGCACAAGCAGACCCACGACTGCGTCCCTCTCTACAAGGCGGCCGGGCACACCACCTACTGGATCGACCACCACAACCCCTACGAGCAGGTCTACGACCTCTTCAAGAAAGCAGATGAACATGTCTAACCCCAACATGGGCCGCTTCGTGAGCTTCGTTCTGGAGCGTGAGAACATCCGACTGCGCCGCAACGCCAAGGTTCCTCAGGAGCATTGGACCGCAGACGAGATCCTCAAGCTCTACCGCTTCTGCAACGTGCGTCGGCGCGACGATCGCGTGAGCCAGTGGCTGCTCAACAACTACTATCCCCAGTTCAAGGGTGGGGATGTGTGGTTTGCTGCCGTGCCTGCTCGCTTCTTCAACTGGCCGCCGACGCTCAAGCATCTGATGGAGAAGCGCGCCATCCCCCGCCGTGCGGGCAACTACCGTCCGGACACCTTCTTGCAGGCCCTCCAGAGCCTGCCGGCAAAGAAGAAGCTGTTCACCGGGGCTTACGTGATCGGTGGCAACCGAGCGTTCCCCGGGGTGGAGAAGGCTGATTTCGTCGCTCGCCAGATCATGGTGAGCTTCGTCCAGCACGCGCCGTTTATCCGCCAGACCCTGCAGCAGAATTCCATTCAGGCGATGGTCGAGTTCATCCGCAACAACTGCTATGCCACGAAGGAATTCATGGCAGGGCAGATCGTGGCCGATCTCACCTACCTGCCCGGGGTGCTCGACGAGGCGACCGATCTGTACACTTGGGCACCGCGCGGCCCGGGTAGCATGCATGGTCTGTGCCGCGTGCTGGGGCTGCCTCTGCACGGCCGCTTCACCAGCCCTGACTTCTGCGAGGCGCTGGTGCGTCTGCGCCTGGAACTGATCCGTGCCAACGCCAACCTGAGCGACCTCACCCTGCACGACGTGCAGAACTGTCTCTGTGAGTTCGACAAGTACATGCGTGTCGTTACCGGGGAGGGACGACCGCGTTCTATCTACCGCCCCGAAACTGCCTACTGATAACGGAGAACGAGATGACGATAGCTCTTAACTGCCGCAACGTGAACGATGGCTTCCACGACACGGTGGATCTCATCGCACAGAACGGCTCGCCCTACGGCTCCCGCAACGGCCCGGTGCTGGAGCTCGACACTCCGCTCAGTGTCACCTTCGATCGGCCGCGTGAGCGTGTGCTGTTCGACCCGGTGCGGCGCATCAACCCGTTCCTCCACTTCTTCGAGCCGCTCTGGTTGCTGGGTGGGCGCAAGGATGTGGCGTTCCTCGAGAACATCGTCCCGCGTTTCAGCGAGTTCTCGGATGACGGTGTCGGGTTCGAGGCTGCCTACGGTGATCGCCTGCGCCGTGCGCCTTGGGCTGGGGGCGTTCTCGACCAGATCGACGAGGCCATCAAGCGGCTGCGTCGTGATCCCAACGACCGTCGCACGGTGTTGATGATCCGTCGCCCCGACGACATCTTGTACAACGGCAAGGATGCCGCTTGCAACATCGCCATGACGCTGAAGGTGCGGGATGGTGCGCTCAACGCGCATGTGTTCAACCGCTCCAACGACGTGATCTGGGGCGGCCCGGCGGGAGGGACCAACTTCCCACAGTTCACGGTCATTCAGGAGTACGTGGCCGGGCACCTGCGCTGTGCGCTGGGCACCTACACCGCGACGACCGACAACGCTCACGCCTACCAGAACGACCAGTGGGATCGCATCGTCGAGAACAAGCGGCGGCTCTCGGACCCGTACGAGCGGAGCCTGCGCCCGTTCCCCATGATGACGGATCCGGAGGCGTTCGACCGCGACATCTACCGCGTGTTCCACGAAGGCATGGACCCGGTCGTGACCGACTTCGACAGCCTGTTCTTCCGCCGCGTGTATCGGCCGATGTGGCGCACGTTCGTGGACTACAAGAACCGGAGCGAGATGGCCTTCACCTCTGCCGAGCACGTGATGGCCGAGGACTGGCGGGACTACACGATCCGCTGGCTGTCGCTGACCCTCAAGACGAGCGAGGAGGTTCTGCAGTAAGGGTTGCCTGTTCAACAATTCATAGCTAGAGAAAGAGAACATGTACAAGTTCGATCACAGCATCCTGTATCTGATGCGCGGTGCCGCTGTCCAGCGCTACCACGCCTCTCCCACTCTGATCCCGGAGACCGTGGGTCATCATTCTCACGGTGTGGCCACCCTGCTGAACCTCATCTACCCGGACGCCAGCAAGGAGCTCTTGGTGGCCGGGTTGCATCACGATCTCGCCGAGCAGTACACCGGCGACATCCCGGCCCCGGCCAAGCGCGAGATGGGGATCCGCGACGCGGTGCAGAAGTACGAGAGTGAGAAGAATGCCGCCGCCGGGTTCCCCGACCCGGTGCTCACACCTGAAGATCTGTGGAGGCTGAAGTTCATCGACAGCGCCCACGGTGCCCTCTTCTGCTTGGAAGAGCTCGAATGCGGCAACCGGCGCATGTGGGACACCTTCCGTGTCTACATGTCCTACCTCTCTGAACTGCTGGAGCGCAAAGGCCCCGAGGTCAAAGAGGCTCTGCTCGTCGAGCATCTGATGAAGCGTGGCGATCGGCACCACATCTAGGAGGTCGACATGAGCGCGAACGATCGTCAGGTGGGTGGCACCCACTACAAGACCGAGGGCTTCCCGGATCACTGGGACGCTGTGGTCGCTCTCGGCTGGGACTACCTGACCGGTACAGCTGTCAAGTATCTGTGGCGGCTCGGCAAGAAGGGTGGCACAGAGAAGGCCATCGAGGATGTCAACAAGGCCATCCACTATCTCGAGAAGAAGCGCGAGCTGCTGGAGAGCCAGCTGGCCGAAGAGCGGCACCGCGTCTAATGAAGCGCCCGGTCGTCATAGACACGGAGACATTTGTGAATGCGACCCTGCTGGCCGGCAAGTATGCCGACACCGGGGATCGCTTTCACATCTGGCTGCATGAGCCTCATGCTCCGGAGCGCATCAAGGACATCATGATGGACCCGGGGCATCGCTTCATCACGTTCAACGGTATGTACTTCGACAGCGCGATCATCGCGGCGATGGTGGCCGGGTTGAGCTCCGAGCAGATCAAGCACATCGCCAACCGGATGATCGATAACGGTGTACCCGCATGGAAGGCGGTCGATCTGTACAGCTTGCCTCATCTTGACTACGACCACATCGATCTGATGAACGTTGCGCCGTCCTTTGTCGGTCTGAAGGCTTACGGTGCCCGCATGCATATGCCCAACCTGCAAGAGCTTCCGGTGGATCACACGAAGGAGTTGACCCCAGAAGAGATGGGCGTGATCCTGAGCTACTGCTACAACGACGTGGAGACTACGGAAGCTCTGTACCACGCCCTCAAGGGGCCTCTGGATCTACGCGCGGCGATGAGCAAGCTGTACGGTGTGGATATGCGGAGCAAGTCCGACACCCAGATGGCTGAGACCGCCTTCATCAAGAGGTTGGGGCTGCGCCGCCGCAAGCCAGTTATCCCGTCGACGGTGAATTATACGCCGCCCGGGTTCCTCCGTTTCCGCGACCCGGGTAAGCAAGAGCTACTGCGTCGTATCGCCGAGCATGCCTTTTTCGTCAACAAGGCCACCGGCCACATCATCATGCCGGAGTTCCTCGACCTCAAGATCGAGACTGCAACCGGGCGCTACCAGATGGGTGTTGGTGGTCTGCATAGCGTGCATGACAAGAAGGTGTGTCATGTCGCGACCAAGGACTGGTTGATCTACGAGATCGACGCCGCCTCGTTCTACCCCTCTATCATGGTGCTGGGTGGGATGGTGCCGCAGAACACCGGGGCGCGCTTCATCGAAGAATACAAGAGCATCTACTACCGTCGGTTGGAGGCCAAGAAGACCGGGGACAAGGTCACTTCGGAGACGCTGAAGATCAGCCTCAACGGTACCTTCGGCAAGACCGCCGCGATGCATTCGCCTCTGTACTCTCCGGATCTGATGATCTCTATCACGCTCACCGGGCAGCTGACCTTGCTGAATCTCATCGAAGAGATAGAGACGGCTGGGGCTAGTGTCCTCTCTGCCAACACCGACGGCATTGCCGTGGGTGTCCCCCGGGCAGCAGAAGAAACTGTACGAGCAGCCGTTGCTACCTTCAGCGTCCGGTCAGGGTTCGAGTTCGAGTACACGCAGTACCGTGTGCTCGCAATGAAAGATGTCAACAACTACATCGCTGTGAAGAGCGATCGCAAACTCAAAGCCAAGGGCATATATGCACCCCCTGATCTACGAAAGAACCCGACTGCCAGCATCTGTGCCCGGGCAGTAGGGGCTTGGTTGGCTCACGGTACTCCTCTGGAAGAGACGATCCGGAGCGGAACCTACCGTGAGTATGTGTCTGCCCGCAACGTCTCCGGAGGTGGACAACAAGGCGACCAGTACCTCGGGAGAGTGGTTAGATGGTACCTGACCACAGATAAAGCGTTTACACACTTTACTTATGTGAAGAATGGTAATAAAGTACCCAAGACAGACGGTGCCCGGGCGTGTATGTTCATAGAACAACCGAACGGGCCGCCGCCAGAAGACCTAGACTATAACGCATACCTGAAGGAAGCAGCGCGCATAGCGAGCGACGTAGGAGCCGGTGAGTTCCTACCCGACGAGCTACAAGCTCTGATTGCCCCTCCACCCAAGAAGCGTAAGAGGAAGAATAGCGATGAATAAACCACCCACCGTCTATGTCGTGTACAACGACACACGACGAGATCTGTCTCCTAGCGAGAAGTTTGGCCAGACCCGGCTGATGTTCGGCGGCCGGGTGGACTACGGTCTCGCTGTGGAGCACGCTCGCAAGATGCTGCATGACTTCGACCCGGATCAGGACTACATCCTGATGATCGGCGACCCGGCGCTCATCGGCATCACGATGATCGCGGCGCTGGAATATGCGCCGAAGGAACGCATCACGGTGCTGCGATGGGATCGCCGCGCCTTGCAGTACACTCCGGAGACTTTCGACTTCACGATGCCGCAGGAGGCGATGAGCGACCAATGAGCTTCATGGACACACTGGTTAAGGGGGTGCAGAAAGTGCCACCTCGTATCTGCATCTACGGCGGGCACGGGATCGGCAAGAGCACCCTCGCTTCGCAGTTTCCCGCACCCATCTTCATCAGCACCGAAGACGGTCTGGATGCTCTGGATGTGACGAGCTTCCCCAAGGCGAATGTGCTCGCCGATGTCACCGCCGCCATCACCGCGTTGATCAAGGAGGATCACTCCTTCAGCACCGTGGTGGTGGACAGCGTGGACTGGCTCGTCGAGCCTCTCATCACCCAGCACATCGAGGCGAACAACGACCCCAAGGATCTCGCCTACGGAAAAGGCGCGGTCCTGATCGCCGAGGAGTTCCGCTCCATCCTCAAGGGGCTGGACATGCTGCGCCGCAAGCGCCACATGAATGTCGTGCTCGTAGCGCACGCCAGCATCCAGAGGTTCGAGAACCCTCTGACCGAACCCTACGACCAGTTCCGCCCCAAGCTGCCGGCCCGGGCCAACGCTCTGCTGCAGGAGTGGGTGGATGTGCTGGCGTTCGCATCCTTCAAGGTGCTGGTGAAGAAGACCGACGTCGGCTTCAACAACACTGTCACGCGCGGTATCACGACGGGTGAGCGTCTGCTACACCTCGTCGAGCAGCCCGCCTTCATGGCGAAGAACCGCTACCCGGGCGGGGCTGACAACATTCCCATGACGATCAACGCACTCATGGGTGCCGTTCCCATCGTGGGTTCGGCCGCTTAGAGGAGAGAAAGCATAATGAGCGATTTCCAGTTCGATCTGAACGACTACAAGGGTGAAGGCGGCGGAGCCTACGAACCCCTCCCGCGCGGCAAGTATGTGCTCAAGGCGGTCGAAGCCGAGCAGGTCGTGGCCAAGTCCGGCAACGGCGAGTACGTCAAGGTCAAGTTCGAGGTGGCGAAGGGGGAGCTGACGGGTCGCAAGATCTTCGTCAACTTCAACATCTACCACTCCAACGAGACCGCCCAGCGCATCGGTCGCGAGCAGCTGGGTAGCTGGGCGCGTGCCTGCGGCAAGCCCAACGCCCGCAACACCGACATGCTCCTCGAGGTCGAGTTCGAGGCGAACGTCGGCATCGAGGCTGGCAAGGGAGAGTACGGCCCGAGCAATCGGATCCTCGGCTACGTGGAGCGCACCGACGGTGCGGCCCCCACGCCCACCCCGAGCCGCCCGATGACGGCGGAGAAGCCCAAGACCGCCGCTCCTGCCGCCTCGGCCAGTAAGCCCGGGGCGCGCAAGAATCCTTGGGACTCGGAATAAAAACGTAAGGGTGTGCACCGATGGCCGCTGAGCTTTACAAACTCATCTTCGCTGATGGAAAAATCTACATCGGCGTCACGGTCATCGGTGCCCGCCGCCGTTATCATCAACACGGCGCGGCTGCCCGACGTGGTAGCACTCAAGCTGTGTGTAGAGCTTGGCTGGAACAGGGACCTCCTGAAATGGAGATCCTTGCGATTGTGGAAGATCGTCAGCGGTTGGAACTTGAAAGACGCGCTATCGAAAGTTTTGGTTCCCTGAGCCCGAATGGATACAACACCGTGAGGGCAGGAAGCGGGACCATGCTTGGTCGCACCCATTCACCTGAATCTCGAAATCAGATCTCTAAAAGTAACAAGGGGACCACCCCCGCAATCAATACAAGAACAGCCGTAGCCGATGCAAACCGAAGACGAACAGGCGTGTGGACATACGACAGACCCAAAGGTATAAGACACACTGAGGAGACCAAGAGAAAAATGAGTATTTCAATCAAAGCAGCACTTGCGGCCCGCAGGGCGAAGGACGAAGAATAGTGCCCGAAATTCCTCACGGAGAGGATGAACTCGTACGTCGTATCTACGCGGCGTACGAGCGTGAGGAGGTGACCGCCCGGCCTGCTCGATTGAGCAGGTTGGGTGCGTCCACCATCGGGGACGAGTGCCTGCGGCGGCTGTTCTTCAGCTGGCGCGGGTATGCGAAAGAGACGTTCTCCGGGCAGATGCTCCGCCTGTTCCAGACCGGGCACCGGGAAGAAGATCGCATCATCGCCGACCTCCGTGCAACCGGGCTGGCGGTCTGGGACAGGGACGAAGATACCGGGGAGCAATTCACTTATACCGACGAGACGGGACATTTTGTCGCCAAGCTCGACGGTGTGGTGCGCGGTGTACCCGATGCTGAGAAGACACCCCACACTCTAGAAGTGAAGACCCACAATGACAAGAGCTTCAAGTCTCTGGTCAAGGATGGTGTCCGAGTTTCCAAGATCTACCACTACGCCCAGATGCAGGCCGGGTTGTGGCTTTCTGGTCTCAAGCGCGCTTTATATGTTGCCGTCAACAAGAACGACGAGGCATACTACATAGAGCGGGTGCGAC